AAGGAACTTTCCGGGTATAACCACATAGAAGTATGTGATTATACAACACTAACAAGTGTGACCTTCTAATCTGAATAGAAATAAACAGAAATATAGGAGGACTTAGGTTTTGGAATTAACCTGTGTCGCTCGAATTCCTGGACGGTATCCACATAACTACCTACTTAAATATAAATAATTAAAACTATGATAAAAACACAAATTACACAACTAATAAGTAAACTTATTACTGTGATGTTTGGAGATTACCATATATATGTTTCAAAATATCTACATTTAATACAAATTCTTTGAAAGAAAAATGGATTTATGTTTATGATAAAGTATATGAAAACATGTCGTCTTCATATAACTAGATTCATATGTCATAAACCATTATTTCATAATCAAGAATTTGTAAGCATCGATAAAGATGGTTGACCTAAACGTTTACTATTTCTTAAACCTTTGTCAAAGGGTTCAATTAATGATAAACGAGTCTTATTTACTTTATTATCAATAACTCGTGGTCTGAGACCAACAAAATTAGAAGATAGTAAAATAAATTTTGACATTAAACCTATCATTTTGCCCAATCAAGGTAAATCAAATGGAAGTATTCCAAATTGATTTATTAATGAATGAGTAAAATTTCATAAGTTTAATTTAGATCGACCAGTGTATTCAGTTAAAAATCATTACCTTTCAAGTAAAGGTGGACCAAGTGGAAAGTCGACTTGAGCTTCCCAATGATCTCACTTATTTTACAAGCAAGATTTGATTTTAATGTTAGCTACTATTATGCAGGAAGGTTTTAAAGAACTCTTCCATACTCCTTTTCTAAAAAATATGGAGTTATCTTTTGGTAAAGATAAATGGCCTAATGGTAAACTAGCAATTGTTAAGGATCCAGAAGGTAAAAGAAGAGTAATTGCTATGGTAGATTACCATTCACAATTAGCTCTTAAATCAATCCATGAAGATTTATTTAAATTATTAAATAAATTAAAATGTGATAGAACTTTTACTCAAGATCCTTATCATAACTGAAATACATCAAAAGAACTTTATTATTCTCTTGATCTATCTTCTGCAACAGATAGATTCCCAATCAGACTGCAATCACGTTTAATTTCTGTGATTTATCAAAATAATTATTTTGGTACAGCCTGACAGAATTTATTAATTGATCGTGATTACTTACATCCAGATGGAATAACTAACTTGCGTTATGCAGTTGGTCAACCAATGGGTGCTTATAGTTCATGACCTGCCTTCACCCTTACTCATCATTTAGTTGTTGCTTGATGTGCTTTTAAAGCATACAAAACAATGACTTTTGACCAATATATAATATTAGGAG